GGACACTACAAAGTTACTAAAAATCAACGAGATGCACAACTTTTTCTCCATAAAAATATACTAATTTTCAGGCGGTTTTTTAATTCCGCCAACAGGTATACCCTTATAATCTACAGTTAAAAGTTTAGCAACATCAATACTAGATGTAACCTTTGATGTATCAAACAGGTTAAGTTTATTTTTATCTGATGGTATCATAACACCAGCTGACTGACTTGTAACTGCATTTATGGCAATAAAACCCAATGGAAAGTCATTTACACCTTTAAGTGATATCTGAATATCAGTTGCGGTATGATAAACGTCCATACTATGCATTGCCTCACTCTTCTTAGCATAATCTGCAAGGTCTACTGTAGCACGGAAGTCTCCGAGTTTCTCCCATTTTGAAGCATCATAAGTTGCACTGGTATCACCAGTATAAATATATTCCTCATATTGATTCTGTGTAACACCACTAGCATCTTTAATAAGATAAATATGCTTCTTAATATTAGTTGTAGGAAGAGCAGTTACTACTTCTGCAACTGTAGTATCAAGATTACCTAATTGGTCTAATGGAACACAGCCATTTGAATCAAGTCCTGCAACACCATTAGCTTCACCAATAGGAATCATTTTTCCACTTGCAAAAAGATAATTAACCCCATACTTACTATTAGTAATATTGGATGGGTCTATTCTTATAGACTTACCACCGTCTGCCTCATTAAGAAAAGACACACTTCCCCTAATTGTACCACCAGTTAATGATAAATAATTAATATTAACCCAGTTCTTAATCTTCTCCCAAAAGGAAGCAAGTCCAATTGCGTCTAAAAATTGCATAATCTATTGTTTTAAATTGTTATTTACTAGTAATATCTATTATCTGTTCCTCCGTGATTGCTGGAGGGAAGTCCTTCGTCACGATGTCGGTCACTCTGTTTGAAATATCCTTGTAGATGTCCGTGCCGAGTTTTTTTGCTGTCACGCTGCCGTCTCTGATGTTTCCAGTTGATATACAGTCCTCGGTCAGATGGTCGTGTTTGACCGCTCCCGGTTGTAGTTTATCTGAGGTCACACAATTGGATGCTAGGTGTCTGTTCTTTACAGAGCCATCGGCAAGCTTCGCTGCCGTTATCGCCCCATCCGCAATTTGCGCTTCCGTTATTGTTATCTTGGCGAGTTCACTCTTGATAATCCTAACGACTGCATCGTTCTCCAGTTTATCGTCCATCATGGCAAGCATCCTGCTTAACTCGACAACGATGTCGTAAATTTCCGTGCCGACACGCACCGCTGTGTTTTCTCCAACCTGCGTTGCATCTCGTATCAGCTCTGCCATACGGAGCATTTTTTGAATATCCTCGTTCATGTCTTATGTGCTTTTAGTTGCCTATTGCGTGAATGTGTGCCCTTGTTCCTCGCTGTGCCTTCACTTCTCCTTTCGAGGTGAATGCCTTGAGATATTCGAGTGCATCTGATAAATATCTTTCTGCCATGTTCATGATGTCGTTGTATTGCTTGTTGTTCGACAAATCTTGAACATGGTCTGAATAATCGTCTCTGTGGCGCATTCCACCTGCTCGGCTTATAATTGTGCCATCGGCACGAAAAAGTCTCGCATACGTGAAATAAGCGAGTGCCTTGCGTATTCCGCTGGTGTACTTATGCACCTTGGTTTCGTCTTGGCTGCAATCGCCTTCCTTCTTTGTGGTGTATTCGCCACCGTCCAGGAATACTGCGGGCTGGAAATCGGGCAATACTGAATCGCCCCACTCTCCCTGCTCGGTCGCTGCCTTGAACCGCTCCCACCCGATGGCTGGTATGATGTTCGCATCTTCGCATTCACGAATGTATGCGTTAACATCATCCTCATCTAGGTGTGCGCTAGTCGGTCGTGCCAGTTCTCGGAACTGATCAACCGTGATAAGTTGTTTTCTTTGTTCTCCCATAGGCTCAATCAATTAGTCTATCGTGTTGTTACCTGCCACCTCGCTGCTGATATACTTTAGCGGCTGTAGCTTGGGGTCTAGGTTCTGAATGGCTGGGTCTTGCCAGCTGTTGAAAATCTTCTTGAAGGCTCGCTCGATGAATCGCTGCTCGGTCGTCACTTCTCCGGCATAGTACTCGTAGGCATCCTGCATCACTTGTCCGCTGAATCCCAGCTTGCCAATACGGATGGAGTAGAAGAGTTCTTGATGGAACTGTGCGTAAATGCGCTCGATAACGCTGCTGTCGGTCACGGAAAACTCCTTGTCGAAGTTCTTCGTAGGGAAGGCAACAACCTTCGGTTCGTCTTCCTCGTTCTCAACCTCGACCGCAAGAATCTTCGCTGTGTTCTCGTCCCCTTGGAACTGCAAAAGGTCTTCATCGGAAATCATCTGTCCGCTCTCCACCTCTTCGCCATTCTCATCGAACTTTGGAACGCCCTTTTTTGTTATAAGCATACACGATACGAGGAAGTTATTGCGGACGTTCCTTGCCTTGACGTTACCCAGTCCCTCATCGGTCGAAATCTCCGTGATGGCTGAATCATAGCTGGCTGTAGGATAAATAAACTGTCCATCTAGGCTCTTCCACAGAACCTGCCCCTTGTAGCTGTCGATGCCTCCTGCGTTTTCAATCTGTTCAAGAACGATGTCGGGGTCGGGGTTGAAGACGTTGATGCGCTCAATAGTCTTCTCGTTCACCATCAACCGCTTTCCGTTCCTCGTTTTCTTCTGCTCCCAGTCGGGATGCAACAAGACGTGCGCCACGTTCCCCTTGTCGTCCGTCTCTTCCAGTCGGCAATTCTCAAATGGTACGTGGCTCACGCTCGACACCTGCCCTAGAACGTTGTAGTTTACATGAAGGGCAAAGCCTCCAAAGCGTGCGAGGTCTTGCGCTACGTTCCGGAGCAAATCGTCTGCCGTGTCCCCCTGCTGGTTCATCGCCAACGATGCTAGAATGTCGCTATCAAAGCCGTAGCCCTCAATGAATCGGGCATATCGGTTAAGGCACAGCATTGCCGTACCGCTGGCTTCAGTGATGCGTGCGAGGTTCTGCGGATAAAGATTATCATATCCGTATGCCTGCATCTTAAATCGGCTTACGTAGCCAATATCAACCCTTCGCTTTGGCTTCTTAACTGTCTTAACGTTCATATTGCTTGTGTCGTTTTACTTGTTGTTTTGTTACTCTTCCTTGCCTGCTTTTTCGGCTTGGTCGAGGTCTTTCTTCTTGTCGCTGCCTGCTGCTTTTCCGGCAGGATCTTTCCCGGTGGTATCATCTGAACCGCTGTCGCTGCCTGCTGGCGGCTGCTTGTTCTCGATGAGTTCATCGCTGGGTATCTTTTGGAAGTAGCTTTCCATGTGTGGGTACTTCGTCAGATATTCGTGCGCTACCTTGTCGGTCAGGTTCTCGTTCGTGAAAATCTTACCATGGTAGAAGTCCGGGCAGGAAATGATAAAACCTGCCTTCATTGCGTAATTACATGTTTTTGGCATTGCCTTTTCTTTTTTGAGTTTTAGATAAATTTCGATTAAAGCATCGTGGTAACACTGCTGGCAGGTTGTCGGAACAAAACGCTTGCGTGTTACCTCGAAATATAGAGTTTCTATAACTGCCTTGTCAGTTGCATCAAAGGGACTGTCGAAACGTGCCTTCAACTCCCCGACCTTGGCTGTTGCTTCCTTGTATGTCATAGGCTACGCTGCTGCTTCCGTCAGAAGGCTCTGATACTTGGCTGCTGTTGTCTCGCTGTCGGTGTCAAAGAAGAAGTAAGCTGCCTTTGGTACGCTCTCCTCTTCAAGCGTGATAAGCCAGCCGCCCTCGGTATCGTCTGAGTACTTGTCGTTCTCGCCTGCGCTTGCCTTCAGTGCCTGCGCATATCCGAATACCTGATACTCTGCCTTTCCGTCCGCTCCCTTAGAGAGGTTGCGAAGGATGATAACGAACTTTCCATTCGCCAGTCCGTCAATGATATTGGCGCAAACGTCAGGTGTGTTAGCCAATACCACGACTGCTACGGTGTTCTTCCAGCTGTTGCGGTACGTGCCAACGGTCAGCTCGGTCTTGGTTCCAGTGAATGGCTTGCTGCCTTCCTGCCGGATAGCGTATGCTTTCTTGCCAGTCTTCAAAACTAATGTTTTAATTATATTGCCCGCTACAACGGACTTGGTGAAGTCGATGTCGTCTCGGTTGATGATAAGTCCATCGCCCTCCAGTCCCTTTGTTACTTGGTCTTCGCAAGGGATGATGATGTCCTGAGCGATAAGGCTCTCGCAAGTTGTTGTCATATTAATTCGTTTTTAATTGTTATATCCCCAACACCGTTTTGTGGGTGTTGAGGATTGTCAAATAACTTAATACTAAACTGAAAATTTGGAGCGATTAGTAAGCTGCATAGATCATGTCCTCTTCGAGGAGAGCCGTGCCAATCTTACCGGTAGCATAGAGATAGTTTCTGCGCTCCTTCTGGTCGAACCAGATGTCGAGGTCGCTGATGAGGTTGTCTGCATCTGTACCAATCATAAGGTGCTTCGGATTGCAGAATACCGCACGGTGTGGAAGGTTGATTGTCGTCTCGCCCTTCTCGTATGCTTTAATCATTCTGTCCCAAATGCCGACACGTGCAATCTTCACTCCGTTGTAGGTCGCTACTTCGAAGCCATCGAACAACTTTTCCCACGGCATAATGTCGTGGTAGGTCTTCTTGAGGTCGTAGGTCAATGCGTCAGCAAGCGAGCGTGTCATGAGCAATACGGCATCGCTGTCGTCTACGATACGTGTGTCTGCATCCATCAAGATGGTGTCTACAAGTGTAGTAGCCGCACCACTCTTGCGCAATGCAGAAATCTGCAATGCTGCCGTGGTCTCGCTGTTGGCTGCGATGGCTGTATGTTTGGTCGCTGTGGCTGTAAAGATGCGCTTGAAGAGACCATCGCAGACGTTGAAATTACTGACATCTAAGCCTGCTGTCAGCTTGCCGCCACCTTCACCTGCCAATGCTGCCTCCTTGTCACCAAGCCATCCGAAACGCCAAATCATCTGCTCCATGGCTCGCTGGAGTGCATCTGCAAAGATTGTCATAAAGTCGGTGCTGGTGAGGTCGCCAATGGCTGTACCAGTCTTCAGTGAATACTCTCCGATGGTTCCCTTTATTGCCTCGTAGCAAATCTTGACTGGGATTTCCCACTGTCCGAATTCCCAACGCTTCTGGGAGTTTGCGATACCCTTCTCCTCATAGGTAGGGTCGCAACCGCCACCCTTCTTACCTACCATTTCCATCTCTCCGAGAAGAGCGATAGGGTCTTTCTCTTTGACCTTCTGAATGTTCACGAATGAAGAGAAGTCTTCATCGTTGTAGAAGGTTTCCTGCACTGCATCCTTGATGCTTGCGAGGTTTTCCGGCTCGAGTTTAAGGTTCTCGAGCTGCTGTTTTGTAAATCCTGCCATTATTTTCTTTTGATTTAATGGGTTAAACTTTGTTACTTCTTGCCCTTTTTGTGGAGCTTGGCAAGTCTCTCCTTGATGGCGTTCTTACCTTCCTCGACTGGGTTCACGTTGTCGCCTGCGCCCTTGCCGCTTGGCTGTCGCTGTGCTGGCTGGTAGTGGCTGCTGTAGCCTGCCAGCACCTTCTCAGCACCGCCTGCCATCTTCACGGCATTCAGGATGCGCATGTCTTCCTTGCTCTTTGCGAGTTTCTGTGCGCCTGCCAGCTGTGCCTTGGTGTCGTTCAACTGCTGCTTGAGTGCTGCTACCTGCTGCTTCAACTTGGCTACGGTTTCGTCATCGGTGCTTGATGCGCTGCCGCCCTCACCGCCTTCATTGCCTTCACCGCCTGCGGTCTGAATGTCGGTAATTACACCGTCCTCGACAACGATTGTCTTGCCATCTGGCATTTCAAACGTTCCGTCCGGACTTGCCTTGTCGCCAACTTGTGGATCTCCCTCTTCACGCTCAACGGTCAGTGTCTGTCCGTCTGCTGTGTTGAGTTCCATCGCCTTTGGCTCTGCCTTGGCTTGTGGCTCTTCCACCACCTGCTCTGCTTCCTCCAGTGTCTTCACGCCCAACTTGGCGAGAATCTTGTCGAGGAGAGAAGCCTTTACTTCTGTCTTTTTCTCCATTGCTTTTGGATTTTGTTGTTTTGAATTAATAAAATTTTCTATGTTGCGTTTTGATGCGCTTGCGCTGAGTGGTACAATGGTGCTGCTGATAAGACCTAGGCGCAAAGCCTCGCTGGTGTTGATGAAGATGTCCTTATCCATCAGGGCTTGTATCTCTTCCCTATCGCACTCGCACCGCTCTACGTATGCGTCCACCATCTTATCCTGCCACATCTGCATTTCCTCGCCCAGGTTCTTCAAGTCCTTTGCGTTCAGCTGGTCGCCCAACCCCCAGCCGGGAACCCACGGATTGTGCAGCAGGAATGCAGCGTTCTCGTATGCCTTGCGGCTCTCCTTTGGTGCTGCGAGCATGATGATTGTTGCCATGGATGCTGCCTTGCCCTCAACGGTGCAGGAAATCTTCTTGCCGCTCTGCCGCAGTCGGTCGTATATCGCCCAACCTTCGACAACAGAGCCGCCATTGCAGAAGATGCGCATATCGATTGAATCATCGTCTTTCGGTATGCTTGCTGCAAAAGCATCTATGTCTTGAAAACACACGCAATCACCTCCCCACCATTGATACCAGAACTTGTTGTCTTGGCTGTCGATGTCGTTGTATATTCTGAGTTTTGCCATTGAATCGTGATTTTAAGTTTTAAAACGCTGCAAAGATACGATTATTTTTGGTATGTTTATCTCGTAAGCAGTTAATTTTTCTAAACAAGCCAAAATTTTGCGCTCTAAGCGGCTTTTATTGCCTTGGGTGTGTAACTTTACCACCTTCAAGCGAAAACCGCTCAGAACGCAAATCTTGATGAAATAACTGCAACCCTTAGAACCTGCCGATATTCTCTATCGTCTGAACTCTCCGCTGGGTGCGGTTTATCTCTTCCACGCTCACTACTGGCTGTGGAGCCATCTGATACCCTCTAGCTACAGCTGCCGCCAGCATATCCATGCCGATGTTGCTGCCTCCGTTGTTCGCTACGATAGGAACACCACCGCCTAGCTGGTTGAATGCGGATAATATAGGGCTGAACATCGAAGTCGCCTTGGCGGTCATTACACTCTCGCCATTGGAAAGCCTTGCCGGGATGCTGTCGCTAGTTCCGGTTCCAGAGCCTTGGACGTAGCCACCAGTGGAGAAGCCCTTGACGAGTGCTTTTGCTCCTGCAAAGGCTGCCTTGATAAGTACCATTAATGCTGCTGCACTCGCAACACCTCCCCACGACTTGCTTGCAATCTCCTTCGCCAGGATCTGTGCATAGTAAGCGTTAACTGCTATCTCGATAGCGTCAAGTATTGATGTCAGCATCGATTTGAGGAATGAGTGCAGCGATTTATCCTCGCTCTCGAAGAACTCGGACAGACCGTCTCCCATGGTCTGTATCATGTCGCTCATCATTTTCAGTTGCTCTTCCGTCAAAGCTGCCTTTTTCTTGTTGGCTTCCTCTTGCTCCTTGACTTCTGCATCGCTCAAATCCTTTTGTAGCTGCTCCTGCACGGCTGCATAGTTCTTGTAGGCGTCCATCTTGCTCTGAAGGAAAGCCTTGTATCTCTCCAGCTTGGCTGCATCGTCTTCCTCTCCAGTGCCACCGTTCATGATGTCCGCATCCTTGCGTGCCTTTTCCGCTTCCTCGAACTCCTTGTTGAGTTCGTCCACAATCTCCTTCGCTTGGTTCTTCAAGTCCGCTTTTGCTTTTATCATGATGTCGAGAAGTTTTGCCTGCATTTCCTGCGCCTTTTCCGCTCCTATCTCTCCAGCCGCCACGTATGCGTCAATGCTCCTTGCCACCATATCCTTCTCCAGCTGTTCGAGGTCGTTGCTGTAGTCTCGCTCGTTGTCGTACATGCCTGCAAGGTATCGCTTCTTAGCGTCCATTACTTGCTCGTTGTACTTGTACTGGATAAGCGCAATCGCTTCCTGCAATTCTTTTTCCTGCTTCTTTTTGCGCTCTGCTTCTGCCTTGGCTTCCGCTTCTGCCTTGGCTCTCTGTGCCTTTGTCTTGGCAGTGCTGCCATTGGCTGCTGGTGTCGTTCCCTTGTTTCCGCTCACTAGCTCGCTGCTGGTCGCTCCACCGTTCACGCTAGCTAGCTTTATGTGCTGTAATCTTCCGTTCACGGTATTCTCGAATCCGTCAGCGAATGCGTGTCCGAAGTCTGCGCCAGTCTGCTTGATATCCTTCCATCCTTCCTTGATGAACTTTGAGAGGTCGAATATCTCCTTGAATCCCTGCTGTGCCTTGGAAAGGTCGAACGTTACGATACCCTCCAATATATCGAGCGCACCCTTTAGGCTTCTGCCGACTTGTTTCATTGCATCGATGATAAGGTTTGCAACGCCCTTGACTACCGACCAAACGCCACGGAAAGCCGCCCCCAATGTCTGAATAACTCCACGCAAAAGAAGGCTTTCGTTGTACCAGTCGATGAAGTAGTTGATCGCCTTCACTGTTCCCTTGATAACTGCCGTAAGTGATTTCTTTGCAATCGTGCTCAACTGAGCCTTCATGGTCTCGAATCCACCCCCAGTGTAATCGAACAAAGAAGCCATTGCGTCCTGCAAGTCCTTGGTTGCGTTCAACTCGTCTTCTTGTGCCTTGGCAAGATCACCGGACTTTGCCTTTACTTTGTCCATATCAAGTTCGATGTCACCGAGCATCTCGATATAAGCAAGTCCGGCATCCTCTCCAGGACCACCGAAGATGTCAGCAATTGCGCTACCTACAGCAGCACTTGACTGTGGGAGTTCCTTCAACTTATTAGCCACCTCTTGCATAACCTGGAATGTGGTCTTGCTTCCGTCCTGCAAGTCCTTCTGAACTTGCTTGGAAGAAATACCTATTCCGTCAAGTGCGGCAGCCGTAGCAGTTGTCATTTCACGAAGTCGCAGGTTTCCTTCCTTGATGGTATCAACACCCTTGTCGCTGAAGATGCCTTCCTTGGTCGCTTGCGTTGATATTGCCACCATTTCTTCTGCATTCAGTCCGGCTTCCTTGAAGTATCTAGGGTATTCTTTAATCGTGTCGAGGAACTCACCGTTGGCGTTTGCACCGCTCACCAGTCCGTCCTGCATAATCTTCAAACTCTCAGAAACGGAAATGCCGAAAGCCTTGCTCATTGTATTAGCAGACTGCATTGTCTCCGTGAATTCCAAACCGAATGTATTGGATACCGCTAGAACCTCGTTGCGCACGGATTTCATTTCGTCCCCGGTCAATCCGGTGAACTGCTGCGTCAGTCGTGTGGCTTCCATCAATCCCTTGTTGTAGTCGTACCACCATTTGAATGCCATTCCGACACCTGCCACACCTGCCATAGCGAGGAAATAAGGGTTGGTCAATAAGGAAAGAGCCGTATTTTTCAACGCACCAAACTTTACCTTTAGGTCTTCCACGGACTTTCCCATTTCCATAACCTTTCCGATTCCAGTATCATCAACAACATCAAAACCGAAAAACTCGGTGTTCTGCAGGTCGTCAGCCGCCTTCATCATGGAATCGTAATAGCTGCCGACACTGCGCTGGAATCTTCCAGTAGCCTCCTCAGCCTCTTTCAGCTCCTCTATCAAGTCTTGGATATGCTCCTGCATCTCCTGACCCTTGGAACTATCACGCTCGGCACGGCTCATCTCATCGTAAGCCTTGGTGGCATTGGAAAGCTGGGCACGCAGCTGCTTCAAGCTGCCCTCCTGCTCGTTCTCTGTGCGCACGTTGTTCTGGATCTCCTTCCGCAAGGTGCGCACGTTGTACTGGTACTCCTTGATGGTTGCGTTGATGGCTTCCGTCTGCACCTTCATTTCGTTTGTCGTGATGGTCTTGTCTTTTTCCTGCTGCTGCAAGTCCTTGATGGATTGCTTTAGCTGGTCTATCTTTTCCTTGTATCTGATGATGCCGTAGATTGCATCCTCGTACTTGACCTTGATGTCAAGTATCTGCTGTTTGTCTTCACTTACCATAGTTCTTTCTTTTTAGTTGTTCAACTCTATCATTGTAACCTCGCAATATCCGCTGCTTGTTGTCTTGATTTCTAGAACCGCAAAATAGGCTCCATACTGGGCAAGGTACACTGGCTTCGTTTCGTCAAAATCCAAAATATCCAAGTCAGAAAGATTGAGCCGCTCCGTGATTACGTGCGCATTGGCGATGCTTGCCACAAGCTGCTTGTACTTCGTATCGAAGATGTTCTGAAGGTCAATGTCGAATCGTAGTGCCGCCTGCTCCTTGTCGTCTCTTAGCGTCATTATCCGCTCCTTGCAACCCTTATACTCGCCACCGCTCTTCATGCCGAATGAATCCAGTGTTCTTATCGGTATGCGGTTTCCGTCCGTGGCTGCGAATGGCAACGTCCATGTGTCCTGCTCATAGTCCAAAGTTGGATTGCTGATTGCAAGGTCTGCATCATAGTCTCCATGCGTCTCTTCGTCTTCCTTCCACTTGTAGCGGTTGTGCTGCATGTAGTCAGAAACGGAATACTCGCTTTTTCGTGGTGCTCCTTGTCGGTCATACGGAATGAGTTTTCCGCTCCAGTCGTAGGCGTTCGCCTTGTTGCGCCAGACGCTGGAAAACATGATAAACTGTACTTGCGTGCTATTGGTCAGCTGTCTAGGGAATGAGCCAGTTATCAAAGCCAAAAACTTAATGAAACTTGTTACCTCGATTTCAGGCAGGTTTATGCCGATAGGGAAACTTCCACCAATCGGAACGCTGTCCCCACTCTTGACGCTCGCAGTGATTTTGCCGCCATAAACGGAAGGCATGTTGACTGTGTTTATTCCGTGCATGATAGTCTCAAACGTCAGTACATCGTCCTTCTTTAGCGATATAGTGTTTGTCCCTGCCGAAAGCAAATAAAGATAGCCATCGATAGCATATCTGCGTAGTACGACCGGGTACTTAACCTGTCCATCCTCGTACTTCAAATCTCCGAACTCGTATTCCTGCGTGGATGCCTCACCTCCGGTGGTACTTGGTGTTGTTACGGTCATTTTCACGCCCATAGGCAACTGAATCTCCGCTGCGTCATCAAACTGATGTCTGACGTAGTATTGCACTTGCACATCAAAGGTCAGTTCGCAATCCTTCGTTATCGTCAGTTTCTGTACATCGCTACCAGTGCTTGGTGTGACTGACGTCAATGAGTTGTTGACGGAAAAGGAAAGTGCTCCCAGTCCGTCACGGCTCTTAACGTCTGCGGTCAGATTACCGATGATTGTCTTGTCGTCTGCCTTGTTGTTGATTATAGGCACAACGAGGTTGTTCAACATCTTCTTTGCTTCATCATCCTGCCAAACGAAAGATACGCCCGACTTCCTCGCTATCCTTGACAATAGCCAGTTTACGGTCACACATGGCTGCAAGAATTTTGGGGACGTTTTATATTCATCCACCGCCACATCATCGCCTACGAAATCCTCCTTATTATCGCCATCTATCATTTCGTGCATAGGTGTCAGCCCGGTAACTGATAGCGACAGAGTGCTGTAATATTCGGCAGGTGCATTCACTACGAGGTATGCAGCTCTAGCCTCTCCTCTGATGGTGTATACTTCCAGCGTCTCATCTTCTCCGCTCACGGATATAACCCGCATGTACTTATCCAGTACTGCATAGCTTCTGTAATCGCCCTTTCCTTGCGCTTGCACCTTTGCCGTTGATGATGGCAAGAAAGGGATAAGAGCACAGATCATGTTCGATGCGCTCTCTATATTTCCGCTTATATACTTTCCGACCTCTGTACCTGTTCTGATGCGTCCACGGCTAGGCGAGTATTGTGTCGTGGTATATTTATTCCTCTGCACCAAATTAATGCCAAAGTTATCTTTGCTCTCAATTCGGTATGGATTGTAATAAGCAAAGAATATCCCATTGCTCACGGCTTCCTCCCTGGTGTTTGGAGTGTTGTACTTTTCAAAAAGCACTCTGTCTGTCACTCCCAGTTCGTTCAGTTTCATTCCGCTCTCCAGTAGCTTCGTGAACGCTGGCATTATACCCCAATAGATTGAGACCTCAACATTTTCCTCGATGCTCAGAACGTTCAAGCGTCCGTCCTTGATAATTTCCACACCACCACGGAAATAACTGCACTTATGGAAAATATAGGGGTATCTGCTGCCGCTCTTCGGTCTATCCGCTTGCTGCAAAACTGAAAGGTTGTGCACCGTCCGTGGCAACTGGATGGTGTACGTGTAGTTCGAGGTCATTTTCGTGACGTCACGAAAAAGGTTGCTCTTGATGTCGAGCACCACATCGGTGTTCTCCGGCAAGTCCATCAAAACACCGTCAATGTAAAGTTGCTGGTCTATCATAGTCTCTGAACGTTAATGTTGTTAATAATCATTTCGCACACGAAATCCTGCAAGCAAGCTGTGCTCTTCGTGTAGCTTCCTGCCTTGATTGTTACGCTCATCCACATGTCTTCCTCTTGCGTCCAGTCTCCCCCTAGGTACATGTCAACGACTGGGCTGCTGGCTAGGTCTTGTAGCATATCGAACGTATCACTGTCAACCAACGGAGCACAAAGTTTGATTGAATCCGTACGCTCGTATCCCTGCCTTCTTCCATTATCGCCATAGTAGCCGTATAGATAATCGGCTAAATTGTTGCGTATGAAACTCAGGTCGCTGGCTATCTCCCTCGTTTCCTCCCCAGCCGCAAAGAGCCAATAGCGGATGAATCCGTGCCGGTCAATCCAACGCAGATAGATACCACTCTCAGCATCGTCTCTGTCGATGCGTAACAATAGTGACTGCTTACCTCCGGTGGTTAATCTGAAAGTAAGGTCGAAAGTATTGTCAAACGTTCCCTGCTGAATCTCTCCATCATAATCGTATATGTTCCAGTATTTTGCGCCACTAGGCAATTCGCCTGCGTAGAAGTCCACCATACCGTTAACCGGAATCTTCAGTAGCTTATTGGGTGCTCCCTCGTAACCGATTAGTATGTTGGTGTTTAACTTGCTTAAGTATATACCAAAGGTGAACGGATAATGAGTAAACCATGTAAGCCGTTTGTAGCCGTTCCACGTCTCCCCATACTTTGGTGCTCCCCAAACCATGTTCGTAGTGAAATCGATGCTCGCAAGCTGTACGTTTCCGGCATCGTATGCGTTGACCTCGATACCCACGAGAATGTTTAGAACGCTGGAGTCATAGCCTATTGTCCAATCATAGGCTGCATTGATACGTCCGTCAAAAAGAGCTTGCACGTATGTCTTGAAGTCCGTTATGCAACTGCCGTTCAACGTTTCCACATTGTAGGAACGTTCTATGTTGTTATATCTGATTATTACCTCAATCCACGATAGGTTGCTTCCGCTCGCCTTGATGATGCAAGGCAAGAATGCGAAGCCTACAGCGTCCGGGTATTGGATTGTAATATTGTTTTCCTCTGTCTGTCTCATACCGTCTCATTGTTTAGTTTGATACTTCCCACCGACTGGTGGATTAAGAAAATAAGTCGCTGCCCGAGCCGCTTCATCGTGTCGGGCACAACGTTGCTGTATACGTCAGCCCTGCCGCCAGTCCGGTGCAGTTTAGAACCCTTGTTTGCGATGGTGTGGGCGATGGCTCCTGCCATGCTCATGTCGCCACGCTCTTGTGGAGTGTACTTGTGTGCCCGGTCGGTCTTGTAGGGGATAGGTCTGCCGTGCAGTCCCTTGTCCTTCATCCACTGCCGGATGATGCCAGCAAAGCCGTAGGGTATCTTGCCTGACCTTCGTCCGGTTTCGAGAACCCCGAATGGCTTGTGCCCCCAGAGGATAGTTTCTTCCTCGCTGGGCTGCTCCACCTTTAGGCTCGCTATCGTTCGCCCTGATGCGTTCTGTCCGTTGATACGAATGTGGTTGATGATAAGCTGCCGTGCTCTCTCCACTTCCTCCCTCATTATCATCGATGCCGCCTTGGGGTCGAATTGAATACCTCCCTTGCTCATACCTCACACCCTCCTATGCTCTGTGTCAGTTGCAGGGAGTACATTACGCCCGACACGATCGTGCTCAGCCGCTCGATGATGGTCTCGTAGTACTGCTGCCCTTCCAATTGTTCGAACTGGTGCGACTGGTTGATGGCTCGTATCATCCTTGCCCCTGCCACCTTCATTCGGTCGATGCACTCTCCGTTGTCTTCTCCTTCTGCTGCCCTCGGTACGGTGTCGAGATAAGCCAGGGCAACGTTCACGGTGTCGTATACCCTGCCGTTGCGTATCTCTGTCGTGCCGCTGGCTGGGATGATGCAGACGATTGCCGGATAGTTCAGCTTCTCCAGCTTGGTGTCTGCTGTGTCCCAGTCCTCGAATAGGTAGGTGTAGTCTGGTAGCGTGTCTGCTGCCAGCTGTTTCAATGTTTCTCTGATTGTTGCCATAATTATCTAGATTTACGTTTCATTTCTTCCGCTTGCAACTTCTGCAGGTTTCGCTCGTACACGCTTCTCTTGTTGTCCATTTCCATGCACTTGTAGATGCGAAGCCATGGTGTTTTCAGAACTTGGTCGTGGTCGCTGATGCCCATCCTTACCGCATACCAGTCAAGCATGCCGAACAGTCCGAACCGAAGGGTATCGATGCCTGCCTCCTTCTCCAGTCGTGTTGGCTTCGCTGTGTCTGTGCTCTCGAAGAGCTTGTTGATGCGCTCGACCTCTGCTGTTACCCAGCCGATGAGCATAACGACATCAACCGCCCTAGCCTGCTCCACTTCCTTGTGGCTCAGACCGAGGACGGTTGTCACTATCTGATACAGACTTTCTTCGCTGTCTGATAGCTGGGAAAGGTCTATCAGCTGCCCGATGGATAGCTGGTTGAGATTGTCGGGCACTTGTTTGCCTCCAACGAACGCTGGTCGTGGCTGCTTGCCGATTTTGTAGCTGGTGTGCCTTGCAACTGCCAGCCAATACTTGAATGTCGTGTTCTTATCCATACGCTTTATATTTTTGTCGTTATCTTTGCCTTAATACGTGCGCCCTAGCCGTTCCATGGCTTGCTATGGATAACTTCTTTAAGGCTACGTATCGTATTGCGTCTATGCCGTGGTTAAATGCGTCTATAGGCTGGTTCGTTGTCTCTCCATCCCTTGACTTCTTCCACTTGTATTGCTGCATGTTCCCGATTATGCCGTGGCTGCGTCTGGTTATGTTGATGCGGAAACGCTTCAAGATGTCGATGCCGTTGTTGATGCTGTCCGCTCCCTTGGTGCTGCCGATTATCCACAGCCCTCGGTTGTGTATCTCCTGAATGCTCTTAGGCTCTGCCGAATCCGCAATGATAAGGTCTCGTTTCGTCCGTCCTTGTTCCTTGCATCGGTCTGCGATGTCATCGTTCGTCATTCCAGGCTGGTAGATTTCTTCGTCCACCCATAACTCTCCGTGCGCCAATATAACGTGCTCCAGCGCAGTTGGGTCGTTGGTGAATCCGAAGTCCATACCCCTGCATTCCATCTTCCACTCCTCCCTTGGTGGCAGCTTGTCAACGATGCCCCAATTTGTGAATATAAGTCCGGTTATCTTTCCGGTCAATCCTCTAGCGTAAACTCGCCACAATTCGGGGTCGTCAATCTCTTCAATCTTCTGATGTTCCTGCTCAGTAAGGAATCGGTTGTTGCGGTGGTCGCTCAGGATCAATCTGCAATCATCCCTGCCGATGATGTTGTTGTGCACCCAGAACCTTGCGCTTGGATTGTAGTCGATGAACACCTGCTTTCGGGTTCGGATTGCCAGTTGCCAGAACACTTCGTAGGGCACACCGTTCGCCTCGTTCACGAACAGGTAGTCACGCTTTCCGTTCTTAGCGTCCTGCGCATCCTTGTAGCTTTTGAACTCGATGATTGAGCCGTTCTTTCCTCGGTAGCTGCTGTCGCTCTTGTTATTCTTGAACCAGTCCAGCAACTCTGCCCTTGTGTGCAGGATGGTGTCGAGGTCTCGCATGGCTCCCACTTTCAAGTTCGGGAGGTCTTGACCGCACACCGTGATAATTGCCATGGGGTGTTCAAAAGAAAGCACTATAAGACGCTGCATGATGGTGTATGTCTTCCCCGAGGACGTGCCTCCTTGGTTTACGAGAAACCTTGGCTTCACGTCCGCATTCGGGTCATACAGTTCACCAATAACGTCAAATAGTGCCATTCTTTCAAACAATAAAAACTTAAAACAAAATTATGGTAAAAAAAATTATTCTTCGTTCAATCCCTCACGCTCGATTACTTCCTGCTCGCTGGATGCACACTGGTGTCCCGAGTTTATGTAGCGTACCTCGATGCCGCCTTGGAATCCTGCGTTCAGGTCGAGCACGACCTTATCCAGTCCGAGCAGCTTGCAAATCTGCGTCTCTGCCTTGATGATGATGTCGAGGTAGCGTGGTTCTCCGAATCCTCGTTTCTCGGCATCGTACATTATCGCCTTGACGGTCTCCATTGAAATCTGTTTTCCTCGCTCATCTAGGAGTGGCAGTCCATGCTGGGTTGATTTCTGCAAGTGGTAGTCTTCCTTGGACTTTTCCCAGGCTTCCCACGCTTCACGTATCACCAGTTTCAACCTTGCCACCTCGCTGGTTATTTTCTCGTCTGTGTCGGTCAGTCTCTCTTCCCTCCACTCCTTCAATAACCGCTGAATGTCGCAGTGCGCTTGATTGTATTTCGGTCTGTCGAGCCGTTTCCTCACCTCTGCCGTGATTTCTCGCTCCGTCCATCCTCTGCGGTATAAGGGTGCGATAATCTGCAAGCGGTTCTCGATGTCGATTTTCTGCGCTCGATGTTTATTGTTGTTACCTTGTGGCATATTTTGATTCCTTGAAATTTATTTGATTTTTTATAAAAATTCTACTTGAAAAACTTGCATATTTCAAATAAATTTCGTATCTTTGCAAACGTAATAAGGGAAGAGTCCTTATTTACTGAAACCCTCCGAGGATGAGGGAAAAGTAAAATGAAATCCCAAAGCCTTATGAGAACTTACATTTCGATTAGGATTTGGAAAATCAAAATAACCTTCACGATTGAGCTCTGAGGGTTTTGATTATTCCAAGGGGTGGTGCTCGAACCACCACCCCACTTTGGGATTTCGTTTGCAAATTTACGAATTAATTTTCATATAACCAAATTTTTAACATTATGAGTACTACGAATGAAACTACCTCCAAATCTTGGGGAGGTGCTCGCAAGGGTGCAGGGCGAACGAAGAAATACGCTGCAACATTCTATTTCGGTGCTACCGAGGACGTGGCTAACATCTTGGCAGGGGTCGATAAGAAAGACCGCAGCGACTTCATCAATCAATGTATTATTAAAGCGATGGGCAGGGGTTAATCTCCTGCCTTTTTCGTTTCCGCTCCCTTGGAGTTATTTTGTGCGAATTTTGCGTGTGTGCCGCTCTTTCTGCAAACTGGTGTAGTTTATCAACCTTGAAGAGAAAAGCCGACACATCGCAACTATTCGACCTGCTTCTTAAATTCGTCTATCTTGACTGCTTTCTCGCCAGTCAGCTTTTCCCATCGTGCAATGATAACATCGCAATAATGTGGGTCGAGCTCCATCAAGAACGCATTGCGGTTTAACTGCTCGGCTGCGATAAGCGTTGTGCCACTACCACCGAACCCGTCATATACATTCCAACCTTCCTTTGTGCTATTGCCCATCAAATAAGCAAAAAGCGGCACTGGCTTCATCGTAGGGTGTTCCCTTGATACCTTAGGTCGAGCCATATCAATAACCGTTGTCTGCGCTCTGTCGTTGAACCAATTGTGCGCACCTCCATTTTTCCATCCATAAAGACACGGCTCATGCTTCCACTGGTAGTCCTGCCGCCCGAGACAAAGCGAATCCTTGTTCCATATCAATGTCTCACGTAGCTCCAAATCTTTCGTGCTCATCAAAGCCTCTCTGAACCACATCGAATAATTGTCGCTGTGGAAAATATAGAAAGCAGCACCCTTCTCCATGGTTTCTTCTGCTGCCAAAAATGCAGCCGACAGAAAATCCCGGAACTTGTCATTGTCCATTTTGTCGTTCTTTACCGTCAGCCCATCCGTTCTATGCTTTCTCTTGCTCATCATAGCAGAACCTTCGTAGCCATATCCAACATTGTATGGAGGGTCTGTAAGATACAGATTAACCACTTGCCCCCCCCATAAGGAACTTGACCTGCTCTGCATCCGTGGAGTCACCACACATAAGGCGATGCTTTCCGAGTTGCCACAGTTCGCATTCCTTGCACCGCTGTGGGATTTTCTCTGTCTCCTCATCGAACTCATCGTCCTTTGCCTCCTTCTGATCCTCGTCTGCCTGCTCTCCATTTTTTAAGGAATCAGGACTCATCCACCCTTGCAGCTGCCAGTCTTGAATACCCCAGTCCTTCAAGAGGTCGGTATTCCACTGGTTTGCCAGTGCTTCGGTGTCCCAGTCTCCGAAGCCTGCATTATCCTTGATGATGAATTCTTTCTTCTGCGCCTCCGTCAGGTCTGATGCCTTGACGATGGATGCTGTCGGCTGCTCCTTCCACTGGCTCCAGTAGTTGGCGATTGCCAGCTTCTCTGCATCGGTCAGCCGCTGGTCTGTGTCGAGAACGTCCATGATGGCTTCCGGTGTCATGCTCACGATGTGACAGAGTGCCCTCGTTCTCATATTGCCACCCAGTGCCTTGTAGGTTTCGTCTACGACTATCGGGCGAAGCTGGAGCATCTTAGGAAATACAAGGATGCTCTTTACCAGCTTTTGGAAATTCGCCTCAGTTATGGTTCTCGGGTTCGCCTCATTCTCGCTGACCCTCGATAGTGCGATTTCTTCTGTTTTCATTTTCTTCTTGTTTTAAGTCCGAAATACGTGCTTATCTGATAAACACTGGCGCAAAGATACGACTTTTTTGCTTTAGTTGTTTGTTCTTTGCACACTTTTAACTTTTTCCAACACTTCGTTTTTATTTTATCCATCAAAGGCTCGGATGGTCTTCTGTAGGGTTGTCTGCGGTTTCTTAGGCTTCACTCTGACCTTGTATCCTGCACAGACCCATGCGAGGAGAAGTGCGTCTCTCTGGTCTTGGTTCATTCTCGGCATCTTTTGTCCTGCGCTTACAAAATAAGCAAGTTCGTCTTGGGTGATTTTTCCGTCTTTACCCTTCCAGCACTTCTTTAGTGGCTTGACGATTTCGCAGGGGATATTGTAATGCTTGCAGCACTCGACAATCAAGATTCCGGTCTGATGGTTCATTCCGGTAGAGCGTCCGATTGCTGCTGCCTTGACTGCTGTCATGAACCGATTAAGCACATGCCAGTTGCTTTTGTTGAGCCAGCCGCCTTCAATAACGACCTTAATCTTTTTGCAACTCTCGTTCATAGCCTTGAGGTAATCTATCAATGAAGGAAAATTCATTTTATAGGCGAGAAACTTCTTGTCGTCAAAGACTGCTCCAACTCCGCTTTCCTGATTGTCGGGGTCGATTCCAATTATAACTGTTCCTTTTTCCATTTTTTCTTTAAAGTAATTATTTCGTTTAAATTTCACGCATAAGCGTTTATTTTGTTTTGCTGGTGTAGTTTATTACTCAACACCCTTTACGTGCGCATATACGTGCGCACATGCGTTATTATCCCTATCTTTCCCCTACCCCTTTCTTTCCCTTCTTTTCGGTTGCGATAGAGAAAGCTGGCAGGGATTCCGGAAGTTGTGCCTGCGCTTGCAAAATAAATGAATAACAAAATGTATATGTTGCAGGGTTCTTCCTTCTTCCACCGCCAGCCGAATGAATAAAAGCATAATTTCTAACGATTTCTTTTTCTTACTTCTTCATGTACCACCTCGCTTTCTTTGTTTGTACGTCAGACTTCGGGAGATGCGTTTCCGGCTCTCATATCGTAATTTCAAGATGTTATAAGTTTATTTGTTTTGATAGGGAGCCATCCCCTTCTGTCCTCGCTGGTTAAAAACTCTATTATTGAACTCACGACCGATTATTCTTTTTGTTTTCTAGCAGCCATGCCAGATGCGCTGCCTGCTGCGGATTCTTGAACATTGAAAGAGCCTTCTCTACGTCCGGCTTCTTCCTCTCACGCATCGCTCTGTCGACTACCCGGTTCTTCGTACCGTAGTTCCGGTAATGCTTACTCCAGTACTCTTTCTGATACGCCCGGTATTTTTCCCGGTTTCTCTTTCGCCACTCCTTCGTGGCTCTGAGGATCTGTTCCCGGTGTTCCTGGTAGTACGTTCTGTTCTTTTCCCTTGTTGCGAAATCGCTCATTGCATTTGCGTATTACCTGATGTTCTACATATTGCTTGCGTGCCGGGCAATATATGCCATTTATGCAGTTTCGCCCGGCATCGCAAGCCTTGCATAATTCACTCGCCATACGTCCTAGAATGGTAAATTCTCAATGTCGTAGTCAGTGAAGGCGATGTTCTCGTGACCCTCGAATGGGATGCAGTGAGTGAAGTCTGCTGGCTTTCCGGTATGTAAAGGAAGGACGTTGTATCTATTCGTGAAACTCTCTCCACGGTCACGAATGAATAACGCAGGAAGCCACTTGAATTCTTTTCCGAGCCTTACCAGCACCTTGTCGAAGGTCTTGAAGGCTGGCTGCTCCTTCGCTTCCTTCTCTTTCTTCCAGATGGCATAATGCTTGTTGAACAGTTCGACTTCGTTCTCTGTCGCTTCTCGAAGTTCCGTGTTAACGCTGATACGCAGGTCGAAGGCTTGGTCGGTCACGAACTTCTCGTTCTCGATTTCGTACTGGTTTCCGAATGTCAGCGTATCTTCGCTTTCGTTCTTGTCGATAAGTTCTCCTATGATTGCCAGCTCTCCGTCCTCGTCTCTCTCATGGAAAACGTAAAGTTTGCCAATTTCAAACGCTGGCTTCAAGCTCACAATCTGTTTCTTCTCACTATCCCAGCGTTTGCCTTCCTTTGCGAGAGCATCAAAGAGTTGCTGCTTTTCCGAGTCCGTAGCAAGGCGAAGTTCAATATCTCCAACATCTTCTCTGAATGGTTCTTCTAGAAGGAGCTCATCATTCTGGCAAAGAACTGCATGGAATCCTATATATGCCTCTTGTCTCGATTGGAATATAGCAATATGTGTACATTTTCGTACCACAAGGGCTACTATATCCCCATCCTTGAACTCAGGATGAGGTTTCTCAATCTCCAGGGTTTCCCGGTTCAGCTTTCCACCAAAATACTTCTCTAAAGTGTTGATGTAAGTCTGGGTTTCATCATCGCTAGCTTTCCTAAACGTAAAAGTTATCATTTCAGATACTTCTTTGCTATAATCTTCGAAACATTCTTTCCACAGATAATGCTTGCCTTTAAATCTTGTGTAGCGATTATCTTTAAACCCTTCAAAGATAACATGTATGTTGGCATCTCTATGAACAAGCACGTCTCCCTTCTTGAATAACTTGCTCCAGTCTCTCATTTCCTTTGATGGGAAGAGCAGAATTTCTCCTTCTTTATAGATTTTTCCGTTCTTGTCGAAGAAGTGTTCTCTTCCAGCTTCGTCCTCAGTCCAGATTGCTTTCGCAATGTCCTTGTCGTTTGCCATTCCACTGTGCCACACCTTCCCACATATTGGCGTGTACAACTCTGTACCGTACTCTTCATTTTTGAGTATTTCGTAAATATCAATATCTTTCTGTTTCATTGTCTGAATGTTTTTATTGTTTTCTATTCTCCGTTTCATACTGAATGTTTTTTTTATTATTGTTTATAACTTCACTCGCCCGAGTTTCTTGTATAGTTCCACTAGTTCCTTGGTATCGAGCCAGAAATCGGTGTTGCCAACGTATACGTGATGTCTGTGTTCGTCTGTTATGATTTCTATCTTTTTCATATTTTTCGCTATTTAAAGAGTTCCTGCTGTGGATGAATGATGTCTGCTCGCATCTTTTTAGCCGCCCAGAGAAGGAGGTTGGTATTTTTGGTTCCAGCATTCTTTTCGAGGTCTCTGATGATGCAGGTCAGGGCATCGTGCTCCGCTTCCTTCTCATTACCGTAGAAGATGCTGAGAGTGTCATATCTACTCGGGTAGGCAACCGGGCTGTCGTACCCATGCTTCCCTTTCTGAATGCTGTAGCCCCATATCCAGCCGAACTGGGTGTTGGCGGTCATTACCTTCCATCCCCAGTTGTCTGCACCCTCTGCGGCATACTCGATTACGTGCGGATTGATGCACTCATCCTTGATATTGAACTGGAAGCCTTTGTGCTCTGCGACTGGCTTCTTGATGTCGTAGCTGTTATCGGTAAGCCATTTGCACCAATCGTTCGATGTCTTGAATACGAGCCCTGCGGCTCTGCATTCGTGAAAAAATAATTCATTCATGGCTATTCCTCCGTTTTTTGTTCATCCGTAATCAACTTGCGCAATCGAGATATAACCTTACTTGCGTTCTCATCATGCACCCCTTCGTAAAGTCCAAGATGCATCATAATGATGTTTAGCGCAGGGTCATCTATTTCAACAGCCCTTTCTGCAAGTATTTCAAGCACACGTGCCATAATCGTAAAAGTCACAGGATAAGGAGTACTTTTTGAACACTCTGCTATCTCTTTCAATAGCCTTGGCATATCAACCTTAAACACCATGTCGTTCATAACATAGTCCTGAACTTTCTTGCTTTTTATTTTCTTCATATCATTCATACTTCTAAATCTTTACGAAGTGTACGTCCTTGCGGTCTTCTCTTTCACTATTCAGACAAGCAAGATTCATACACATAATGCCTTCTCTCTTACCGTTCAAGATGCACTCGTGGCAGTTATATTCAGATAGACCTATATCCTCAACCACCTTGCAATTTACACCTTCAATGCTAATTGTCGACCCTACCGGGTATTCTGTCTTGAAGCATTCGTTGTTTACAATACATACTTCTTTTGCCATAATTCTTTTGTTTTAAGTATTTAAAATCTGTTTGCCTTATAATTTACCGCCCGAAGCATGAAAACGTCCCAGAGCGGCTGATTTTGCCCTCATCTGTTATTTTTCGGGCTTCCAGTCGATGCCCAGCCGCTGCAGAACTCCACGTTCGTAGTATCTTGTCAGCGAATCCTTTGCTGGCTTGTTGTTTGGGTTCTTCTTCAAGTCTTCGAGGTTCTGCTGGATTACCCACCGGAACTTGTTGTCTTGATTCTGCTGGCTCGCTGGCTGCTGGTGCTTGGCTTGCTCGTAGAGTTCCCCGATGCTCGGTCTTGCCGTTGCCGCAGGATCCTGCGCCTTGACTGCTGCCGATTGCGGCTGCTGGCTTGCGGCTGGCTCGTTGTTGAAGTTGCCTTCCAGCACCTTTGCGAAGTTCTGCTCATTACCGAATATCCAGTCGAACTTTCCGAGCCAGCCATGCTTATTATTGCCGTTCATGAAGTCAGATGCCATCGCAATGTCAATTACCCGGTACAGAGTTTTCACGTCTCCCTTGCATTGACGAACCCTTGCCTTGACCATCACCTTGCGGTTCTCGGTCATGAGCGTAATAGGCGGCATCGCACTCTTCGTCTCATCATGCTTGCGGTTCCAGTATTCCTTGACGGCAGCATAGTCTATATTTTGAGATTTTGAAACCTTGCCGCCACCGGGTGCTTCGGTCTTGACCGATGCACTCTGAATACCTTCTTTAGAAGGTTCTAATATATTTGTTTCTTTAGAAACATCATTATCATACTCATTATCATTATCATTATCATTATCATTATCATAAGGTGAACGTTCGTGTACGTTCGTGTTATTTTCGCACGTTCGTGCACGTTCGTGTACGTTCGTGTTCCCTGCTTTTTCTCTTGCCTCTCGCTTTTTTCTTTCTCTTTCAAGTGCAATCTGTCTGTTTTTCTCACACTTGGCTTGATACTTGTCTTGATTGCGCTCGATATTGTCTTTGATAAAAGCAAAAGCCATACGCACGACTGGTTCGAGATTTATAGTCTTCCCATCCCTTGCGTAGAGAAATATCGCTCTCGTAAGTTGCCCGAGTTGTTCATCGGTCAGCCCCTCGATAAGAGCGTAGTATGATGTGTATAAGATGAATGAATCGTTCATGATGTTTTATTCTGATAATGATAGTTTCTTTTCCAGCTTCCGTTTGAGCACGGTAGCCATACGGATTTTGTTCCGCTGGCTTGTGTCGGTCGGTGCTGTCACTTCCCCACCTAGGGAAATATAATTTCCTAACTGGAGAATTATATTCCTTAGGTCGGTTTTTGATATAGGAACGCTAGCCATAAGCCCTGCCTTTACTTAATGAGCAATCTTCTTGCGCCTTGCACCTGCTTGATGTACTTGGCACACTCTTTAGGATGGTCTGCCTGATAAGCCTTGGCATCGAACTTCTCGCTTGCCTTCGGTGCTTTCCACGTTGCCAGCATCTTTCCGTTTCCGTCCACGATGCTCTCTGCGTCCCCGAAGAACAGCTTCAAGTTGTCCTCAATCTCATCCTGCTCGGTCTCCAGTTTCTTGTTCTGAACCTTGAGTTCCTTGAGCCTAGCAATCTGTTCGAGTATCTCCTTCGTTGCAGTCACTTCCTTGCCAGCTACATGTAGAGGAGACTTTAGGAGAACGTCTTGTGCGCTGTAGGCTGGCGGCTCTTGGTTGCCCACGATGTAGTCAAGCCAGAACTTGGTTATCTCGTCACGCATCCATCCGAAGAATTCGGGGTCGAAATCGATGTCACGGTAGCCGAACTCCCTGCCTGCTGTCAGCCAGGCAAGTGCTCCGTCCTTGTATTCGCCCACTCCGAGGTTCATCTGTAGCTGGCAGAACCAATGTTTCGGAAGGTCGTCTGCATCTATCTGCATCTGCGTAGTCTTGCACTCGAGGATGCTCTTGCTCGCTTCGTTGTGCGTTGCCCCGGTTCTCCAGAAGGTGCGGTCAGGACTTACTCTCAGATACGGAGTATCGGTGTTCGTGATGGTGTAGTCGTCAGTCGATGCCTTGATGATGTGGCAGTGGCTCTCCCGCTTAAAGAACTGCGCCACGGCATCCTCCAGCAGATGTCCTGCAACCATCGCAAAGTTCTCAACCTTTGGTGGGTCGATACCCTTCTTGCGTCTCCACAGCTGGTATGGTGTTTCCCATGGGTTCAGTCCCAGTACTGTGCCTGCCTCTGATGCTCCTATTCCCTTTGAGCGGTTCTGCAACCACTCCTCTCTGCTTTTGTATTTTATTATCTGTTTCATTGTCTGAATGTTTTATTTATCAAAAAAGAATTTTCTAGCTGCTGTAATAACGATCGTGCGAAGGAATTTATCCCTTTGCATTGCTTGAGCAATTCCATCTGCGAGGTAACCGGTTTTACCGTGGTAAGCAATATGAAAATCGAATCCTTGGTTTCCGTCTTTATCTGTATCTCCAGTAGTCTCAGCTGCAATCTGCATATAGTTTCTTTCCTCCTCGTCTTCCTCTGCCCATGCCTTGAAACCATCTGCGGTTCTGCTAAAGTACTTGTCGATGGTGCTCTTGTGTTTCTGTTTGTTTTCTTTTTCTGCCATAATTTTTACTGAATGTTTAAAAGTTGCCGCAGGTTCCCTATAATCTGGTCAGGTTCCCACCCTGAAGGTTGCCCTGCGGCTAATTGGGAAACGCTATAACATTATAAACTAAACTACTTTTTCGCTGCTGTGCCAGTCTTGCCTTGGCTGCGGTTCATTGCCTTCTGCGCCTTGTTCTTGGCATCATCGGCTGCTGCCTGCGCCTGCTGTGCGATGGCTTCCTGCTGCTTTGACTTCTTGAAGGTCTCCTCTACGGTGGTCGTACCTTCCTTGATGGCGTTGTATACTCCGGCAAGCTTCTGAATGTCCTCTGCCGTGACTTCCTCGGCTGACTTCTTCCCGATGTAGTCAAGAAGCATAAGGTCTGTTACCTGGTACACTTGGAAGCAGGCTACGCAGTTCTTCCACTGGCTCTGTACGCCAGTCTGCTTGATGTGCTCCAGTGCCTTTGCCTGCACTTCCTTCACCACGCTTGCAATCAATACCTGCGGCACGACCTTGCAGATTGCATTACGCTGGGCAATAGCAACTGCCGCATTGCCAACCACCACCTGCATATCCTGCGAGAAGGTGTAGCCCTTCGAGGTCAGGATGCTGCGCTTCACCTCTACGGAGTATGCCACATTGCTCTCGAGGTCATGACATACGCCTTGTGCCGTGATGGTCTTGCCATCGTTTGCGATGATGCGACCAGCGATACGCAGGTTCTTCCAGCATGCGGAAATGATTTCCGTGAACCTAACACTAGGACCCTCAATAACCGATACCTGACCATCCTTGCCCTTGCGCTCGAGGTGATAGAAGCAGTTGCAGGCTACATTATCGTCCATCGCTGCCAGTGCTACCATGTTCTGCTTGCATTGCGTGATGTCTCTCGGGAACTTGTGCGCTGTAGCAATCTGTCCGTCAATCTCCGAGCGGTTGATAGCTTCCAGCATTTCGCCACCGCTCACTTGAATAATTTCATTTTCCATAATCGTTCTTTTTATTGTTCGACATAATCTTTTAATTAACTCTAGTGGAAGGCTGGGGATTCGAACCCCAGTTGACTGCCAAAACTTACCCCCCCTTGCCAGCTGCCGAGGGATGCCCTTCCGTTGCAGGGCGCACGCTGTCGTTTCCGCATACTGCATGGTAAAAACAACTAATTTTAGATAACCTTGAAAAATGAGTTTTGCGTGCGCCCTTTGCCCTGCCGCTGCAGGGAAACATATAATTGTTAAATAATCGTAGTCAAACCAGTTGAGCCATAAGGCTGTCGAGCCTGCTTTCCTCGAAAGCGTCCATCGGGTCTTGGTCTGCGTATTGGCTGTTCTCTTCCAGCCAGTCGTCCATCACGTCCTGGTAGTTAACGCAGCCCTCGATGGCTTCCTCCAGCCGCTCGCTGTCGTTGTTGTTATTCTTGTGCGAAACGACCGCTGTATTCCCGGTTCTGTCGCACCATACGCAGATGTTGCCTGCCTTGGTCTTGATGTCTACCCTAGCAACCGCTGGTCGCTGTGGTTCACGGTCTAACTCCAGCCAAATGGCATCGTACATTTTCTCTCTGCAATCCTCTATTATCTTCTTCATTCGTTACCTCCTCTCTTATTGAATATGTAACTTTGGAAGGTCTCACGGCACGACTTCAACACCTCGTTGTCCGTTCCGTCCAGTGGTATGAGCGGAATGTTATCCAGTGCCACGCAAAGGTTGCCTTTAAACTCTCGGTACTGTATCCTCCGCTCTGCCTCCAAATAGCACTTGTTGTTCAGTTTGCATTGCTTTCTGGTCTTGCGGTTCGCCTTCCAGTTAGTGATAAGCCAGCAGATGTCTGTGTACTTCACGATCATCCTGCGCATATTGATTGATAACTTGCTCATAGGGCAATCCTCCAGACTTTTTTAATCTCGCTGCCCTCGAAGACCTTGCGGTTGTCGATTCTGCGAAACTTGACCTTAATCTTACCAGCCTGCAACCATCTGCGCAGGGTGTTGCGATGGATGCCAAGCACCTTGCAGGTCTCTGTCATGGTGTATCTGCCTGCATCCGCTACCTTTGGTTCTACGTTCGTCATAACTAAGCCCTCCAAAAGATTAAAGTTACTAATACGATGGCAACTGCCAGGCTTATTACTTCGTCACTTGTGATAATCTCGATAAACTTCTTCATACGCTGAATGTTTAATGGTTCCACTTGATTACTTGCGCACGGCTGCACGTCTCTTCTTAGGTGTTATCAATCCAGCCTTTATGAGGATAACACGCACGTTCTGCTGGGTGCAACCAACACGCTGTGATACTGCGAGCATTATTCTGCTGTCTGAGGTCTCGGCAGGTGCTTTTGCTCGGAAATCTGCAAACATCGCTATGATGTTCTTCTTTCGTTCGTCCTGCTGCTTCTGCAGTGGGGTTCTGAAATCATAATTAAAATTTTCTCCCATTTTATTTGTATTTTAAATTATTTTCTTTATCTTTGCAAATGAGTTTTTAAACTCGCTTTGTAATTCGGTTGCAAAAATACAAAAAGAAAATTGAAAAACAATTGTTTTATGGTTGTTTTTAGTAAGTTTTTAATTAATTTTAAATTGATTTACAATTATGAGTGGAGAAGAATTAAAGCAGTATATAAAGCGTTCGGGCTTGACAATGAGCGATGTAGCTAGAGAACTGGGGACTACACCACAGAATGTGCAGGCTCGTCTTGGTCGCAAAACTATAAAAATTGATTTTATCCAAAAGATAAAGGAAATCATCGACAAGTGTGCCCCTCCCCTCCCTGCTGAGATGGAAGCGGCTGTTATCGGTTCAAACGTCAATGGTTCGAACAGTTCCAATGTCTCCCAGTCAATAGGTAGTGATGCAGCACTGCAGGCTAGGGTCGAAAGCTTGGAAAGTGAAAATTCCTTTCTTCGAAAGCAAGTTGAAACCCTGCTTGCCATTGTGGGACAGAAATAATTTTGTAACTTTGCAAAATGAAAAAGTATGGTTAGTAAGTTAATTAAAGAGCACGACCGCAGGACGCTGCTTGCTACGTATCTGTACGGTGTCTCCAATCTGTTTATAAGCGGAACGGGCATTGGTGGGTTTTCACCATTGATTACTGGCGATGAGATAGGATTGTATAATATCCTTTTTATTGCCTTCGGTGTCATAGCGTCATTCGCCTTCGCTTATTTCGCTAATAATGTAATGAAGTATAATAATTCAAATGTTTAGATTATGGAACTAGCAACTTTATTTATGTTCATAGGTGCGGTTATCGGCACAGGTCTCGTGATTTGGTCTAAGACGAAATCTGGCGAGAAATGGTTGCGTGAACTTTAGTTCTCGCTCCAGGTACAATATCAACTAAAATTCTAAGTAACGATGAAAGATGAGGATTTCATAGAGCGGAAGGAGAAGGTTCTTCTTGCTGCCCTAGACAAAAGCTGGCTATGGAAGGCTAGCAGGTTGATAATAGGCATCATCCCTCCAGTGGGTGCGCTTGTTATGCTGGTGCACTGCACCCTGCTCTCTTTGGGCTATAGGGCAAAACTCACAGAGTGGATATTCGACTGCTCGCTCTTTGGCTTCATCGCCTGGATCATCGTCAGCCTTGCCTATGGCTTCTGCTGGGTGCATCGGGCGTTCGCTACCTACGGAGTGCTGATTTCATTCTGCATCGACTTCCAGCGTTCTTTCGGGTTCGGTGTTTTTCGCCAGCCGCTGCAGCTGCTGATGGTCGCCCTAGGGCTGCTGCTCTTCTTCGTCTTCATCAAGAAAAAGGCTTGGAATGAGTTCTATGAAAGAAATATTAATCATTTAAACGAAAAGTAATATGAAAAAGATAATAATGTCATTCGTGCTTGCGCTTGTGTGCGTTGGTATGCATGCGCAAACACTTTTATCTAGGAGTTATGATGTTTCTCCAGTTATTAGCTACACCGTTTTTGAGCCGCAAAAAGACACGGTGTATTACTGGCAGATAAACAATGTTAATTCAGCTAAGATGATTGAATCTTTCTATCTTAGGTTTCGTGGAAGAAACGAACTGCAAAGAACGCTCAAATTTCTTGTCTCACTTGAAGGTGAAGAAAAGGGTAGGACTTACAGGCTTGACGACACGATTGACGGAAACGAGGTAACAACTGGAAAGGTAGAAGGTTTCCTCTTTATCCCATCCGCAGAAGGTGTTACCATCGAAAACAAAAAAGGGTTTCTTCCATCCTCATCATTCTATACCTACAAAAGTCTAGCTGATGTTGCCAAAGGTGGCTTTGATGAAATTAAAAGAAAGAAACAACCTCGGCAATTCTTGTTTGAATGAAGTATCTTAGTGTTCTTCTCGCCTACGAGAAATATTTACCAGTGCTCACCCCTTCCGAGGTGGATGGGCTGCTGGCTTCTCGCCCAACGCTGGCTCAGTTGCAGGACTGGTCGCAAAGATTGAATAACCACCGGGCAAGGCTGGAAAGCGTTTTCAGCGAAGCCTACAAAAAGATAAAATAATATGGAAGATAAAAATCTGATGTCCGCTGATGTGGATATAGTAGTTCGTTTCTTCTCTGCCATCGACCGCCTGAAGGCTGATGATTGCATTGGCGGTCTGAAGACAATAACAGACCGGTATGGTATCAACCGCTGGAACATCATGTCCCTGCGAGAAAAGCCTGCCGAGTACTACGGTCGCTTTCGTCCGTCTTGGGTTCAGTTCCTAGTCCGTGATTACCACATCAACCCATACTGGCTGCTCCTTGGCTCTGGTGAGTTCTATGCGACTGGCTTCACGGCAGAAATCGTGAAAAACCTGAATAAAAACTGCACAAGAAAAAAGCAGTCTGCATAAGTTTTTAATTTTCAATTATTTAAAACATACGTTATGATTTTAAGTACCACTCCAACCATAGAAGGCCACCCTATCCGTGAATACCGTGGCGTAGTAACCGGCGAAACCATCATCGGTACCAACTTTGTAA